CATACCCACAAGCTCGGACCACACGCCTCGCAAAACCTCGTTATTGGCGATTCCAGGAGGAATCTCACTAAAACGCTCATCTTCAGTCATATTACGCACTCCTCAAATCTTAGTGAACACTGTTCACTTTAACGATCAACTAACCTGTATTTCACGGAGAGTTACCCCGGCGCAGCTTTTTAATTGAATTTCGTGATTTTCTCGACGCTTCCCTTGTTTTAGCTGCGTGACATTCATGGCATAATGATTGCAATTGATTTTCGTCAAGAATTGTTAATTCATTCTCAATTGCTTTAATTCCTTGAATATGATCTACTTCTGTTGCAATCATTCCGCACAGATTACAGAAAGGATTCTCTTTAATGAATCTGTTCCGAAGTTTCTTCCATTTACGATAAGTCTTTCCGTCGACATTCTTCCAAGCAGTTGGTCGCAATTCCCAACCGGACTTTGTCGGTGTGTGGGCCAGGCACAACGCTGTGCCCGGCAAACCTAGTTCTCCGCACCAGCATCGCTCGGGGGCTGAATACGGCATCTTACAAGACCTATCCGGGTTACCTAGGGGGTACTTACCGGGGTATACCCCAGGGGGCTATTCCTGCACCCCCTGGGGTACCTTACCCAAATACCCCCTGGGGTTCCAATCCAGGGGGTACTCCAAACCAGTACCCAGGGTATATCTTCTACCCTGGTATACACCCTAGCAGGTACCCCCTACCATGTCAACTCGACACGCCGTCACCATGCCACGGTCACCTCCACCCAGATCACCCCAAGCTTGATCACACTCTCCAGCTGGACCACACGTGTGCCGTACGTCGGCACCGCCTGCTGGATCGCCCTAGCCTCGTACGTCTCCACCGGATAGTCCGCAAGCCGCGCCCGGTACCTCAGGCGTGTGGTCCTGGTCTGGTCCTCGTGGACCATGCCAGCCTCCTCCAGCCTCTGCTCGCTCGGCAGTGCGGGTACATCACCCCACCCCGGAATCTCAACTACTCGCTTAATGATCTCTCGTGGAAACTCCATGCCCTCAGCCTAGCACATATCCCCGCCACTCCGCAACACCTCCTGAGAGCTGGATGTATGGGCCATAGACGGCCTCAAATCGTCTGGGGGTACTCCAGTGCCACCCCAGCCCTGTTAGGCCCTCAGAATCCATCCTCCGGTCTCTCAGGGGCATTCCAGCCGTTGCTGCCACCCTGAGCTAGACCACACACCCCCTGGCGAGCCGCGAGACGGCGAGCCTCAGCTTCATCAGCTCAGCTTCCTCCCCCATCGTCCCCGTCGTGCCCTGGCACGGGGCAGGGCCCCGGGGCCCGGCGTTTACGCCTGGGGCCCCGGGAGGCCCAGTGCCCCGTGCGGGGAGGGCCGCGAGACGGCCCGACCGAGGAGGATCCCCGAGGCCACACACCGGCAAAGAAGAGAAAGGTCTCCCCCATACCCCCTCTAAAGAGAAGAAATATATATATAACTAACTCCCCCTGAGGGTCTCTCTCTCAGGCGTAAACGCCAGAGAGAGACCCTCAGGGGTTAGGGTGGATAGGGGGGTTTGGGGGGAAGGAGGGGAAGGGCCGACAGCCTCGTACGCGCGCGCGTCACGCCACGCGTAGCGCTACGCGCGCGTGCTACGCGCCCGCGCCACATACCCGCCACATACGCCAGCGCGCCACCTGCACGCGCCACGCCTGAGCGCTACGCGGAGGGTAGGAGGGGGTCTGGGGGAGGAGGGAACCACAGGGCGGGACTTGTCAGGTGTGTGGTCCTGTGCTAGGGTGGATCCATGATCACGAGACGAGAGATCCTTGCAACCATCAACGCGACCACACGGGAGACCGGCTACGAGCGTGTCCTGGCAGGTGACCTCCTGGAGGCTATCCGGGCAGACGACATCGCTGCGCTCAAGTCAGCACTCAAGGCCCTGTCCGATGTAGCCTTGTCCCCCTGGGCGTTCGCACTAGCTGTCCACGCCATCTGTGGTCCCACGATCAAGCGCCACACGGTCGGGACCAGAGCAGCGTGGTCCCGGGTCCCAGGGTGGGCAGCCCGCCACGAGGGCGAGGCCCTAGCCACACTCGCCCTCATGTGCTGCCTGGTGCACAAGAGTGGCCAGCACCCTGACGCAGTCAACGCCATTCCGGTCGCCATCTGTTGGTGGTCCTGACCTAGAGCACACCTGACCCTGCTTGGAATGCGCCTAAACGGCCTCAAAAGGCCTGGGGGGTATCCTTGGTAGGGTCAGGTGCTGCTAGGCCGTCAGATTCGAGAAACTGAGGGGTTGCACATCGCGGGGAGGTGTGCTAGTCTAGACACATCAGAACAACCCAGGAAGGACAACACATGATCGCCTACAGGATCCAGGACAGGAAGCGCGGGGTTGAGTACCTGCTCGACCCTGAGACCCAGTACAGCTGGCCATCAGACGAGGACGAGAGCAAGGTTAGGCACGGTGTGAGTGGATGCAAGACCATCGAGGAGCTGGCTGCGTACTGGGCCACACACGCAGTAGGCGCTACTGATCCCGTGCTGGTGCGTGTGGAGGGCCCTCAGTCAGAGGACACCCCCCTCGACTGGGAGTTCGGGGAGGTCCTGGTCCTGCCTGAGACCGCTGAGGCCATAGAGGACACCCCCGTGTTCGAGCTGATCAGCTACCTGATCGACCTGGTCGATGAGGACTACACGCTGACCTACGACCAGCTTGTGGAAAAGGCTGAGGAATGGCTCGAGAATAATCGCTGAAATTACCCCTAAATGGGGTTGAAATAGCCCTAATAATGTGCTAAGATAAGTCACATCAAAACAACTATAAAGGCCTAAGAATGAATGTTTCACGGCAAGACATACATACCACATTGTATATGACCACGCAATTTGAGACTGATTTGGCGGGCCTTACTGAGGTCCTTGTGGCAGCATTAAGGTCAGAGGACCCTGATGAACTCAGAGACGCCTTGGAGTGGTGGGTAGCTATAGCTCACTCACCGTGGACATTCGCTATTGGGGTGTCAGCTGAGGCAGGCCAGCTCTGTAAGAAGCTCACTATTGGCAGCAAGGCCTCATGGGGACGTGTATTGTCCCGTGTGCGCAGCTACGGTAAGGGCCTAGAGGGTATTGCTAAGGCTATGAGGTGTGAGCCCGCTCTATTCGCTATCGCGTATCTCACTGCACGCATGCGGGATGACCTGATTGACCCGTCGGAGGTCGAGCTGATCCTGCATGAGTCGGGGTGGGTTAACTAAGGTTAACATTTTCGGATCAGGGGTTGCGCTGGTCCACAGAGTGTGCTAAGCTAAATACATCAAAACAACACGAAAGGTTCAAAACAATGCTTAAGTTCATCGCCTACATAGCCGGTATCATCGCTGCTGTCGCTGCTGCTCTCGGGCTGGGGGTGCTGATCACGTGGATGATCTTCTACGGCCTGTGGTACGTGGCCCTCATCCTAATGGCTATCGCTGGTGTGTGGCTCGGGTTCAAGTATGAGGCTAAGTACGGCCACAAGGACGAGTTCGGTGATTGGAGTGAATTCTGATGTATGAGTTCAAGGATATCCCTCGTATGATCCAGAACATTAAGCCCGAGCGAGGATGTATGTCGTCTGTGGTCTTCTCTAGCCCTGACGGTATCTGGTGGGTGCCAGGTAAGTATTACCCGGAGCCCGGAGGGGCTTATATCCACCCAGTAATGAGGCTGCTAAATGAGGTTGGGGGGTCACGCCCGGGCATTGCGTACATAATTAACTACGTATGCCCTACTTGTGAAGCTATTCTGAAGACTTTTCCGCAGTTTGATCGGGTTATTGTTAGGAGCTATAATGATCAATGAGATTGAGCTAGCCTATGAGATTGCCCAGCAATCCTCCCACCCTGAATGCAAGGTAGGTTGCTATTTCGTAAACACCTCTGGGGATTACCAGGTATCCACACATAACGTTGAGCTTGGCCCTAAATGCCACGACGTTGCATCTGACGGCCAGTGCCTTGAGTACATTCATGCGGAGGTGTGGGCCTCACAACAGCTTATGGAGCTGCCCTATCATCTTAGGGAGGGCCACATAGCTATGACCTATGAGCCTTGCGCACCGTGCGCTAGAGCGCTGCTTCTGGCGGGGTTCAGGGGGTCTCTGGAGTATGACAGGCCGTGGCTCGATCCAGCTCTGAAAACACCAGACTGGCGAGAGCATAAACAGGGTATAACTGTACTTCGTAATGCCGGTGTTGAGGTCATTAGATCTCGTCCAGAGTACGGTGCAAGGCACTATAATGACCTTAATTTCGGTGACTGGTATCCACAATGCATGGAAGTGCTTAATTGGGGAGAAATCAGGTATAGGGACCTTAATAAAAAGGCCTGTATGTTTATTCTTGAGACCTTTCATAAGTACCTAGGAATGGGCTATAATGTAAGTCCAGATGTCTCTTATGGGGTGACTAATTACACCCTGGCTAAGAATTTCAATAAGGCGGTTAGAGACTTTACCTACTGGGCTAAACATGGTAGCTCATGGGTTAAAGAACCGGGTTACGTAATTGTTAAGTGCGCATCGGAGGCTTATCGCCGTGCTGTGTGAGTATGACCAGAACATATACCACTTGTCTAGACAAGCTGCTGAGCTAGTCACTGAAGGGCAGGATCACCCCTACTGGTGCTACGGGTCATGGAGTGTGGTCTACACACATGCGCCACTGTCCCAGACCCGTAGGGTGTCTGTGGACATGGCTCAGCGAGAACTCTACTGGATGCTTAGTGGGTCAGGGGCCACACAGCACGACAGGTGTGCTAGGATCACCCCCGACGTGGAGCGCATGTGGTCTCCATGGGCCACAGACGAGCTGGGGCCTATGTACGGCGTCCAGTGGCGCTACGGAGGTCCTGATGGGGCTTATGACGCCGTACGGGACGTCGTGGACCGTCTAGTGGCCCAGCCTACAACTAAACGAGCGTTGTGGACTGCCTGGCAGGGTTACGAGATAGGGTCTATGCGTATCCCACCGTGCCCAGTGGTGTGGGCGTTCAACGTGGTAGGAGGTCGAGTCAACCTAGACATCTTTGCCAGGTCCACAGACATCGTGTGTGGGCTACCTTATGACACCCTTGAGGGGTGGATGCTCATTCACCTGATGACTAATACACTGCGGAAGCACGAGCACGAGGTTAGTCCGGGGCAGTTGAGGTTCACTACAGCTAATGCCCACGTGTACTGTCAGAATCTTGATGTTTGGCATAGGATGCTAATACCTGCTAGAGTAGAGAGTGAGGTTGAGTTTATTCCAGCCAAACAAGGTATACTTAATTTCAAAGGTAAGGGTTTCAAGGCGGTCGACTATAAGGCGCCTATCTATTCAGCAAAGGTGGTAGTAATCTAATGTTGAAGTTATTGTTCCTTGGTGCCCCGTGGTGTTCACAGTGCCCGCAGTCTAAGGCTAATTTTGAAAGGGCTATGCAAAAGTTCCCTTATCTTGGTTGGGAGTATGTTGATGTTGAGGTCAATCCTGACCTAGGGCGTAAATTCAATATCATGTCTGTACCAACTGTGATAGCCTTGCGCGAGGGTGTGGAGGTTGCTAGGATGGGTACTGGGACCACACTCCAGTACAAGAAGATGATTGAAGGAGCAATTAACTAATGTTTGAGCCAGTCACTAAACCTCGAGACTATCAGCTGGCCGCGGTTAAGTGGCTGGCTAAAAAAGAGCACGGTATGCTCCTTATGGACACACGTACGGGTAAGACTAAGACAACCATCGACTGGCTGTCATGGCTTATGCACAACCGGGATGTCAGGTATATCGTTGTGGTCTGCCCTAAAATTGCTGTCGATGTGTGGGTCAGGGAACTACAGCAGCATTACTGGGGACCTGAGGCGGATATTGTCTATGACGGGGCCTATGAGGCCACAGCACTGCCTAAGATCGTGCTAATCAACTACGATAAGTTCTCTAGGGGTTATCCTAAAGGACTATTCAAGGGTGCTGAATACCATGCTTCAGCTATAGTTCTGGATGAATCCCACCTCATCAAGACACCTGCGAGTAAACGGTCTAGGCGTATCGTGGGTATGGCTAAATCGGCTAGGTATAGGGTATGCCTGACAGCCACACCTGTGGGTAAACGCAACATGGTGGGTGAGATTTATCCCCAGCTAGTGTTCTCTGACCCTTCTATTAGGGAAGAATTCCCCTCTGCTAAGTCGTTTAGGGAGTACTTCGGCGAGTGGTCCAATTTTGGGGGCTTCCCTAAGTATTTAGGGCCTAGAAATACTGAGGAATACCAGGCACTTATTAAAGCGCATTCCATAAGTATTAGCCGTGAGGACGCCATCGGTACCAAGGCTATTGATGAAGAGGCAGTGCCTGTATTCCTAGACGAGTCTCGCAAGTCCATCTACCAGGCTATGGTCAGGGATGAGCTAGACGTCCTGGAGGCTCAGGGCGAGACAGGAGCCGATAGCGTACTAGCACTGTTCTCTAAGTGCCGACGTCTCGCTGAGGGACTCTCTACAGGTGAGGGCAGGCTAGTGTACAGCGGGCATAAGCTTGTGGCCCTGGATGCCCTCAGGGAGGCCTACAGAGGGCGTATAGTGGTAGCCAGCGAGCTACTGGACTCCCTTACAGCTATAGAGTGTCACCTGGACCACACATACAGGCTGGACGGTAAGGTCAAGGACAAGACATCGGTCTTGGACGCCTGGAAAGCTTCTAAGGACGGTGTGCTGGTAGTCAACCCTCAGGTCGCTGCTACTGCTGTGGACATGAGGGAGGCCGAAGTGCTGGTGTGGTACGGGCTACCTACCTCGGCGTTGACCTACCGTCAGATGTCTGATAGAGTAGCCTTAGCGGCTGATCCGAAGGTCATCGTGATGGTGACCCAGGACACTGTAGAGGACTCCCTGTGGGCCTCCCTACAGGAAGCCACAGAGTTCAGGAAAGAGATCATGCTGAATACACGCAACTATCTTCTAGGAGAGACTTATGCTAGTGAATCCGTCTGACCGTCTGGTCATCGCAGCCACACCCGGTGTGGACCCTACAATCTTCGCACGAGGTCTGGGGTACGCACCTAGTGAGCTCGTTGTGGACCCACACAACTCACACGGGGTCATGACCCGCTCGTGGGTCGATGGAGATATCCACGACTACACGGGCATTAGTTCAGATATCCGGGAGGCAGCCAAGCCTAACGTACCTCGAGCTAAGGGATTCAACCTTGCAGTGATTGCGTTCAATCTTGATGACCTGTTTTCTGACTGGGGTAAACAGCTGTGGGCCGGTGCAGACACTGGTTATTCTTGGGCCGAATTCCTTGTCCTGAGCATAGGGTACCGCTCGTGGGTAACTGAATGTTCGAGGACCTCTGTCTGGAAACTGAATAAGTTCAGGACTGCCACGGCTTTCACTATCGGAGAGTCGTCTATTGAGTACAAGTCGACCACGGACGTCCGTACTGCGCACAAGCTGGCTAAAGAGCTCACGAAATGCTATTTCTAGACATCGAGACCACAGGGCTTAATCCCCGAGCTAAGGACTCCGCCGTGCTTATGGTGGGCATTCTCGGGGATAAGCCTGAGGATAAGCCCCGGGTTTTCCACATGGCCTCCAAGCACCCTGAGACTTGGGTCGAGAGGCTGCGGAGGTTGTGTGGAAAATTACCCCCCGTGGTGGGGCACAATATTAAATTCGATATAGTCTATGCTAAGAGTTTCGGCGCTCATATTGAGGCAGCTGGAGACACTATGCTGGGTGCCCATATGGTGGACGAGAACCGGTCTCTTGGGCTTAAGTCTCTCATGTCTGACTATATGGGTGGGGATTGGTCTTATGACGGTGTGTGGGATGACTCTGATCCGGAAGCTATGGCCGCCTATCTGAAGAAGGACCTCCTGGCCACACGTGAGCTTTATAGAATTAACAAAGGTAAACTCACACCTAACCAGAAAAAGCTCCTTCGTAAGGTTGTGGTCCCGGCTATTAATATGCTAGCTGAGACTGAGGATTACGGCATACCTATTAGCCGTGATAAGCTCGAGATAGCTAGCCGTAAATACACCTCTGAATTGGCTGAAATTGATGCCCAGTTGGACTCTGAAATACCATCAGAAATACCCGAAGGTATGCAAGTTAAATGGGGTACTACTAACTTTCAGCGGTGGTTCCTATATGACTATTTGGGTATACCCAAAAAGGAGGTAGGAAAGCCAACTAAAGCATTCCCCAATGGTGCTCCTAGCCTTTCTAAAAAGGCACTTGCATATATGGATCACCCTATTGCTAAAACACTATTGGAAAGGTCACGCTTAAAGAAGAATATAGACGGTTTTATTACCCCTTATAAAGAGCAAATAGACGGTAAAGGACGTCTATATACTTCATTCAAGTTGCACGGCACAGTCACGGGTAGGCTATCATCAGGCAAAGTGTGTGACGGAGTCGGAGTGAACCTCCAGCAGGTTCCGAAGGATCGCTACATAAGAGGTCTGGTAGCTGCCCCTGAGGGCTATAAGATCATCGAGGCTGATTACAGCCAGCTTGAGCTGCGCGTAGCCGCTGTGGTCTCGCGTGACAAGAACATGCTCGAGCTGTACAGGCAGGGCGGGGACATTCACTCACAGACCACACGTGCTATTGGTCTTGACCCAGACAACTCGTTTGACCGAAGGAAAGCTAAGATTGTTAACTTCGGCTTCCTATATGGGATGAGTGCTAAGAGTTTCGTCCAATTCGCGAAGGTTAGCTACGGTACGGACATTACTCTGGATGAGGCTGAGCAGTTCCGCGAGGACTTCTTCCAGCACTGGTCTGGCCTTAGGCCCTGGCACGCCAGGGCTAAAGCTAAGGCACACCAGCTGGGGTACTCCAGCACGATGTTTGGCCGGCGTAGGCACCTGCCAGGTCTGTACAGCAGTGATGAGTACGAGGTAGCAGCGGCTGAGCGCCAGGCTGTCAATAGCCAGGTACAGGGCACTGGGTCCGACATCATGCTGAGGGCCGCCGTACAGGTGTGGTCTCGCCTTGAGGGAGACAGCCACATACTGGGTCTGGTACATGACGCTGTTCTGGTGCTCGTGCCAGAGGACCTAGCCGAGACCACAGCGTGTATGATTAAGGAGACTATGGAGCAGCCTCTGCCTCACTTTGACTGCCCTCTGGTAGCCGATGTTGAGGTAGGTACTTGCTGGGGGCCCGAGATTGATGTATAGTAGGAGACATGCAGATAACCACAAGCTTGATCAAGTCTTGGCTTAACTGCCCTTTGGAGGCTTACTATGACCTACAGGGGATCTCAGCCAAGCCTCACCCCGGTACGGCATTGGATAGGGGTACGTATCTCCATGCGTGGCTTGAGACAGGTACTCCACCAGAGCGCCCAAAGGACCTTATGGAGGAGGAGCACCAGATCTACGATGACCTCGATCGTGTGTACCGTGCCTACGAGTACAGGTACCGTGATGAGCCCCTCAACGTCCTGGCGTGCGAGCTCGATTTGAGCAGGGGTATCCCAGGATGCAACTGCAACTACCGAGGTAAGATCGATAAGGTAGTCGAGCTCGGTGGCCGTCTGTGGGTGCTGGACCACAAAACCCACCAGACCCTCCCTACAGCCGAGTACCGGCAGCTGGATATCCAGTCGCATGCGTACCTCTGGCTCCTCGAGGGCAACAAGAAGCGCCTCGGCTGGGACCTGCCTCTTGGTGGGATGATCTGGGACTACATTCAGCCACAGCGTGTTGTGTGGCCCCAGCTGACTAAGACAGGTAAGCTTAAGATCACGAAGGGGTCCACAGGTAGCACTTGCTACCGATCTCTGATAGACTGGGCTCATGAGCACCGTACTGAGATTACCTCAGCGGAGTGCGACATCATCGCGAAGGATGCTGAGTTGTTGAAGCGTCAACATTGCCCAGCTTTCGCCAGGCTGCTGGTGCCGTTCAATAAGGAGGTGCATGCCAGGCAGATCAAATCGATACTGAGGTGGGCTAGGCAGGTCGGGGAGTACGACTGGTCTAAGCCACCAGAGGACAGGAATCCGTCAGTGTGTGGTAATTCGTACCTGTGCCGTATGGGAAAACTCGCAGCGGCTAGGGTAGAATTCGGTACCGACGAGCAATACCTTCAATTCTTTGACAAGAGAGACCCTATGGAGAGGTACAAATGATCACACTAGTGTATGGCCAGCCTAAGACAGGCAAGACAACTTTCGCAGCTACGGTGCCGGGGGTGCGCATCATCGACCTCGAGGGAGGCACCCGTGCAGTACAGGCCGAGACCACACAGGTAGATACCTGGGAGGCCCTTGCCAAAGAGGTTCAGTCCATAGTCGCTAAGCCTCCGCAGGCAGTAGCTCTGGACAGCATCACTGTGGCCCATGAGCTGGCACTGAATTTCGTATCTGGGCGTAAGCGAGGGGATCTGCTGACAGTCGCCAAGCCTGTCAGTCTCCCCCAATATGGCCAGGCCAACGAACTGATCAAGTCACTGATCCTTACTCTGCGTGGTCTAGACATCCCTGTGGTCCTGACAGGGCAGGCTAAGGTCACCTACGTGGATGAGGCTGACCCCGAGGACGCTGATGTGGCCCAGACTAAGGAGGTCACCCTGGCTCTTCCAGGCCAAGCACGACAGTTTGCGCTCATGTATGCTGACGTGATAGGCTACACAGAGTCAGTTAAGAGAGACTCCGACACCGGGTACCGTATGTGGCTCAAGCCCACACAGGGTATCGTGGCGGGGTGCAGGGCTGACATTGCAGCCCGTAAGCCCTGGTTGGGGTCTCCCACTTGGGAACGTCTAGAAAGGTACCTCACACATGATTGATTTTTCAAAGGTCGCTAGTAACGCTCTTGTCAGGTTGTGTGACCAGATGGATGATCTGCCATGGCGCTTCGAGCACCATGACCTGGCCGTCATCGACGTGCCCAACCCTATCACTGTGGCCCACCAGGTAGGCCAGTACGAGGTGCGATACAATGACCACGTGAACCGCGATATGTTCACCATCACGGTTTGCTTCTTCACCACTACTACTGCTACAATCGACTACATCCGATCAATCCTCAAGGAAAGGGAAACCAACAATGGCTAAGATCTCGATCGACTTCTCCGACGTCAAGGCACCGAGCTTCAGCACCGTCCACCAGGCGCCAGGCGTGTACAACGCTGAGATCGCTGGGGTGGATATGACCAAGACCAAGTCAGATAACACCGACATGCTGGTGTTCGCTATCGTGGCAGGTCCTGGACGCTACCCCTACTACTGCAAGATCGTCCCGAATCAGCTATGGAAGCTCCGTGAACTGATCGAAGCTGCGGGCACCCGGGTACCTAACAAGGTTGTCCAGATTGATCCTGCCAAGTACGTTGGGGCTAAGATCAACGTAGAGCTTGAGGACGACACCTACAATGGCAAGCTGCGCAGCCGTGTGGCGCGTGTGGCCCCGTTCTCTGAGGTTTCCCCTAAGGCTCCTGAGACTGCCCAGGACAGCTGTGACGTTGAGGACGACTTCGGCGAGTTCGACGACATTCTCTGACATAGTCTGGAGCAGGGACCTGCGCCCTGCTCTGGGCATGCTAGAGAGCACATTCTCAAGACAAGTTCAGAAGTACATAGAAGGTAGAGGTTGGTGGGTTGTCAAATACCACGCCAGCCAGTACACTAAGAAAGGCATCCCAGACCTGATAGCCTGCTTCAGAGGTAGGTTCGTAGGTCTGGAGCTTAAAACAGGCTCATCTTTGAGCCAGTGGCAAATTCGAGTTGGGGCTGATATCATGTCAGCCGGAGGGTATTGGGCATGCGTAACCCCTGGTACCTACAAGGAAGAGATAGCTAGGGTTGAGGATGAGATTCTTCGAGACAATCTGGGAGGGTTGTGATGGGTATTTTTTCATCTGTGGGATCAAATGGCCGAGTCAGGCTTTCAACCCGGGCAAAGCCTTTCGGGTTGTGGACCAACAGGACGAAGCGAAACACTACGTGCGGGATCTCGTTGAAGCTGGGCAGGATGTATATTTCACTCCCGGTCTTTTCAGTAAACCAGAAAGGAAAGCGGAGTTCCTCAAAGCGGGCCCGTTGATCTGGTCTGACGTAGACGACGGCCACACGGAGGGTACTAACCCCCTCGCTGTGTGGACTAGTAGCCCAGGTCACACACAAGCTATCTGGAGGCTTACTGAGACTGTGCCTCAGCCTGACCAGGACAGTCTGTCTAGGGCCGTCAGCCACGTGTTAGGCTGCGACCCTGGAGGCTGGGATGCTACTCAGCTACTCAGGGTACCTGGTACACCCTCACACAAGAGGGGGTGTAAGGTAGGGAGGCCTACCTACGGGACCACACAGACCCCTGGTGAGCTGGCCTCAGCAGTGTACCGTACACTGGACGGTAGCTCGGCATCTATAGCAGGGCAGCTTCGTGCTAGTAAAGCCCTTGGTGACAGGTCGAGCCAGCTGTACGCGGCTATAGCTAGCATGCTGGAGTGTGGGGTTGAGCCGGAGTTTATCCCTGGCTTGGTCAGGCACACGTGCCTTAATAAATGGGGTTCAGTAGACAAGCTGAGGGCTGAGGTTCAGAGGGTAGCTAGTAAACTAGACCTTGCAGGGTCTAAAACTACTGAGACTATCGAGATAGTTGAAGATTCACCTAAAGAGCCTTTGCTCCAGATCAGGCAACTATCTGAGCTAGTCAACATGCCCCCTCCGCGGTGGCGTATCGACGGCCTGGTGGAGGAAGGTGGCTGTGGCTTCATAGCTGCACCGCCTAAGCACTACAAGAGCTGGGTCATGCTGGATATGGCTATCAGCCTGTCTCTAGGCCAGCCAGTGCTAGGGTACGCTAGGTCACATCAGGCACCCTGCCTCATCATCGAGGCGGAGGACAGCCTGTCACGTGTGTGGGCTCGCGTACAGACTATCCTCCAGTGCAGATTCCCCCACCATGACCCTCGAGGGTACATAACCTGCAAGTCTGGCGTGCTGGAGCTTAACCCTCCTGACGGGGATATCCCCCTCTATATAGCAGGCAGGCCCACACAAGGGCTGTCACCTGAGCTAGCTGAGGAGATAGGCGAGACCATAGACTCGATGGGCATAGGCCTAGTGTGCTATGACACACTGTCTATGCTCACCACGGAGTCGATCAATGACTCTCAGGCCATGTACGGGCAGATCTTACAGCCCATCAAGACTGTAGCTCAGGCTACAGGGTGCGCTCAGCTTATAGTGCACCACACACGCAAGGCCAACAAGGACATGCCCTCCACTGGAGGCGCAGCACTGGCAGGGTCAGTGGCTCTGCACGCCTGGTCAGACAACAGTCTGTACATATCTCGCCAGGCAGAGTCGTTGAGTATTCAAGTAGAAACTAAGTCGGGGTCACAGGACCTTGTCGTCACCGGGCTAGACACTCCGGGAGAGTGGCAGCCTGAAGTTGTGCAATCTCTCTAGAGTGTGCTAAGGTAATACCATGATCGAAACACAGGGAACAATCAAGGTAGAGATCGTCGAGAACTTCTACGGAGCTAGCATCGAGGCACTCCTCGAGTGTGGCTACCTCTACACCAGTGAGCTGGGAGACATCTACTGGGACTCTAGCCAGCACACTCCAGTCAAAGCAACCTTTCTCGTAGTGGAGCGGTGAACAATGTACACTATTGATGAGTTGTGGGACGTGGCAGCCACACCTGGCCACATCAAGGTCCTCGACAAGCTGTCCGAGTGGGGCTACGATGAGCTGCCAGACGACTTCATGTGGGAGTGGGAGCTGTGGGTATGTCCTCGCTACTGGGCAGTGCAGTACTGCCAGAGGGCCACAGACAGGTACATGCCGTGCGGTGAGGAGCTGTACGACCACATGGGTGAGGGCATCGACGACAGTCTCGTAGGAGACCTCATTGATGACCCTGTCAACGCCCTCATGCGTAGGGCTGAGTGGGTACTAGACACGCACTACGCCACTGTGCTAGAGTCAGAGGCGTTCAGGGCGATACCTACGGACCTGACACTGCAAGAGACAATCACAAGACTGAGGGCTATACCAGGAGTTGAACGCTCACCGCTGGTATACCTGCTAGACGACATGGAGGCAACACAATGCTAGGATTCAAACGAGACCCCGAGTACGTAGCCGAGCACGGCATCGACCTTGCTGAGCTTCACGATCACGTCCTCAACGTGTACGGAGAGGACCTCAGCGAGGCCATCCTCGTCAACCTCAAGATTGACATTGACCATGCTGCTGAAGGTAAGGTAACCTGGGACGGTGTGGACCTGCCTGACTACCTGGCCGCATACTGCTACTACTGTGAACTAGACAACCTCATGGACGAGATCGACTCGATTGGAGACGCACTATGGTGATCGACCCGGAAGCAATGGCCGCACAACTACGCTACTACTACCCTCACACTAGCCAGGAACAAAGGCTGGCGTGTGGTCAAGAGATTGCTCAAGTTTCAGGCCTGTACTGCTGGCCACCTGAGAAAATCATCAAGCGCATCATCAAGAAACATCTTGGAAGCTGACATGGACATGTGCGTTGCTATGATGATGCTGGCCCTGGCCTTAGGCCTGGTCATCGGATACTTCCTCAACGAAAGGTGGTAGCCTATGCCCCTAGTAAACAAATAACCCCCTACCTGTTAGGTAGGGGGTTATTTTATGCCTTAGATCAGGCAGTCACCTCAGGAGCCTCAGCACGACGAGGGACAGTGGTGTTCAACTCGTTCTTCTGCTCCACGGTAGGGGATGCGAGCTTAGCTGCATCGTAGAGGCCACACGCACCGAGACCCATCAGCAGGTACTTAGCGGCAGCCTGGTAGACAGGATCACCTCCAAGGAAAGTCTGAGCAAGGCCCAGAGCAACGGACAAGACCACAGTAACCGGCATAGCGGCCTTAGCTGGCAGTCCGAGGCGCTTCAGCAGCTCGACAATAGCGAGCATAGCCGGTACAGTGGCGAGCGTAGTAATATCCATGTGTCTCCTAACTACAGTATCCCTGGGGCTCTCTCAGGGATGATGTACATATTCTCTTCCCAGGCGATGTCCTTGTGCCACATCACCCCGAAGTTTTGATTCACCCCACACTGCACAGCGAAGTGCAGCTTGGTGTTGTAAGGTGCGAACTCTGTGTCTAGGTGCCTCACCATCTTGTCGTCTACAAACCACCGTACGCAATCAGAGTAGATACGTACCCCGTACTTGTGCCACTGTCGTGTATCGAGGTCGATCGTCACAGGCCAGTGCTGTGGAGAGCGGTCCTTAGGCGAGGGCCAGTGGAGATTCAGCTGAGTCTTGGTCTTGTCAGACTGGGTCTCCATGAAGTTTATCTCGCCCTCGGGCCAGCGGGAGTCTTCCTCAGGCCACAGCATAGCTACCATTTCAGTCGTCCAGGAGGGTGGGTTCTTCACCCACATGGACCAGTAGCCCTCCCCCTGGACGTTGTATAGGCTTGCCCATGAGCCACACCTCAGGGAGTTGTGCAGCGCTTTCTCGTGTGTGGCCCCTGCCTCGACATACATCAAGTAGGCTGGCCTGTCGAACTGCATCTTGAGTTCGAACGTACGGCCATCCGGAAGTAGCTTAGTCATAGCCGGGTCGAAGCGACCTAGAGTACCGTGCTCAGGACGCTGTATACCCCACCCACCGTACGACCTGTAGTCATACAGTGGTTTCTTTTTCAAGTAGTCTTTCATTGGGGGGAGAGTCCCCTGATACTATCTACCAGGGGACCACACCTCCTTTCAGGCTATCAGGCGTTGACTCCAGGATCATGCGGAGTCAGAGTCTTGACAAGATCCACAAGCTGAGCCATGCTGTTACGCAGCTCCTCCATCTGAGCCTGCACAGCAGTGATGCGAGTTTTAGCGTCAGCGATCTCCTGGCGGATCACAACCTGACCTCGGCTATCAGCAGACGGGTCGCCAGGCCGGGTGATAGGTGCAGTCTGGGTAGCAGCCTGGTGAGCGTAGTACGCAGCAGTCTGGCAAGCAGCCTGCATACGGCCGAGATACGCTCCGAACGTCTCGTTACCCCAGTTGAGTCCGCCAACGCCTTCACGTACAGCCTGAATTAGTTCGCTCTTGTCCAATGTTGGTCCTTCCTCGTTTGTCTTGAATCCCCCCAGGATAGCCTCCATCATGCCTATACCCTGGGAACATGTAACCCACTTAGCAGGGGCAGGGTGGTTATCACTAGCTTTACGGCCTCGGTAGCCTAGGCCGTTGTACCCAGCATGAGCAGCAACAACCTGGTACTGGCAGGCAGTGTCAGAACTACCACCAGAATCACAAGCCACATGGTCATGGGGTTCGAAACCCTGACTCCTATACCTAGCCCAAGCCACACCTCCGAACCTACGTGATTCAGCTACCAGAATCTCGTTCTGCTTAGACGTCAGGTGCCAGTTCTGGAAGTCGAACGCCCAGCCATCGCTGTGTGTTCCTGCACTCGCAGCTGCACCTCCCTTAGCCTGGATCAGGATAATCGAGATATCCGGGTGATACTTAGCCATATAGCGCTTGAATAGCTTGTACCACTTAGCTGGAATCTCAGCAGCGTAGGCTTCCTGCCCATTGTATTTAGGGCCCACAGACACGTATCCCATTTAACCCTCCTTCCTTGTCTCCACGGCCAGGATGCGCTGACCGTGTTCTTCTAACCTAGAAGTCAGCATGCGCTCCGAATTCGATACTCGTTCATTGAGCTGGCTCAAATTCGTGTTAAACCGGCCGATCTCTTTATCATGCCGGTTTAGTACCCCCTTAATTTCCGCCGTTGTAGACGAAAGAATCTCGAGGTCAGTATTAGTCTTATCAGCCTGCTTAAGTAGAATATTCAACTTGTCCTGAACTGTGTTACCTTCAGCATCAGTTTTGTCGTAGACCAGCGCCTCGGTATCATTTTTCAGGTCAGCAGTGAGGTCCTTTATCTTCTTAAGCGACCCAGACATGGCCTTATATACTTTTACACCGCTATAACCAACCGCTAAAATACCAGCTAGGATAGCCCCAATCAGACTACCCATAGTCTCAGGGCTCAACATATCACCTCAACCACAGTACAACAGCGGACACGAAACAGCGTCCGCCTCTATTAGAACTACCGCTATAGAGTTTAGCCTGGCAATTAACCTCAATCCCCCCTTCTCGTTCATCCGGTACAGTGAAGAATGGCCACGAGATATTCGATGGGATAGCTGATGACCCCAAGAAAGACAAGAAGTCAGGGCTATACTGACCCCTACATTCGACCCTACCCCAGCACGCAGGGGTGCCAGCGTTAGCGTCGTAGTTAGGCATGATGGAACCGCCCGCTATGACCAGTGCTTTAGTAGCCCATGACGGGGCCACAACGAATGTAGACACTCCTGTGGTCCAGCTAGTCACCGGAGACCAATCAAGGTTACGGGAATTACCTGCATCAACACTGATCTGAGACTTGAGTGCCTTGTCACCAATCAGCCCTTCGGCGATCTCGAGGGTGCCATCAAACTTAGCATGCCCCTTAACGTGGAAAAGAGAGCGGTTATAGACCGCCCCTTCCCCACCAATAGTGGCAGTGAGCTCGTTTATGCGACTCTCGAGACCCTCTAGGCGGTTAACTACCTCACGAATACCCTGGTCATTAGACGGCCTATCGACCGTTGTTGGGTCGAAACTCATCAATCCTCCAATGAAAGCATGGGCTTGATCTTAGTGATCTCACCAGATACAGGGTCAGGGTCACATACCCACCCGATAACCCTAGCTTTACCTTTGAATTGCAGCTCGGGGTTACTAAGATTAGTCATATCAATGTCCACATAGTCGCCTAAAACGAAGTCACGGCCTGGCATGAAGTGGTCCAATGTAGTCTCCACACTGATAGACGTCAATCCGTACTGCTGGCTCTCCTTAGCCGCGTACATATATTGCTGTAGCACAGCGTCAGCAACTGACCCAGTGTCAGGAGTCCACCGTCTCTCGAGCTCAAGCCACCCATACTGAAGGACCTGACCATTAGATGTAGCGAATTCCTTGCGCTCATCCCCAGATCTATTGGAGACCACACGCCAAATGGTGGCTCCTTTACCGTCAGAGCAGTCCTCAACCTGCTGCCAGGACCCTTGAGACAGCACAGCAGCACCAGCAGTGTCCTTGCCTACACCGCCAAGCCTGTATGCTGTGTGGACCACAATACCGAGGTGGCCATTAGCATGTAGTTCCCAGCTAGTAGCGAACTCTGCACCATGCTTAGTCTTCATCAAATTCTGGAGACCGGCCAAGCACGTCATATCCTGGTCAGCACGGTACGTCCTGTCACCCCAATCAAGGGTAGGATCCTCATCCAGACGCCCATTAAACTGAGCTACCAGACGGTCTAGACCTATTCCTCGAGCAATAGTCGTGTATCGCTGATCCCTGAAAACGATCTCAGGGATATAATTCCTCTTAAGCCACTCTTCGGCAGGCTGTAGAGTCAGCTCCATGGACTCACCTGACCCGTATGTGCGCTTCTCTACCCAGCCAGCCCACAGCACAAGGCCGTCATCGATAGCTGCCAGGACAGCACGCATAGGTTGAGTGCCATCCATCCAGTTAGCAGGCCACCTATCACAGACGGGGAGACTCACAGTCACGGAGTCTCCCCGCCCAATGATGGATGACAGACTAGACTTCACTGACAGCCCTGGCAGTTCAGTAAGAGGCCTGCCGTCAAGAGCGGCAAATGAATGCCACGTGATCATTAGCCGTTCTCGATCGCTATCCAGTCGAAGTCACAACCCCGACCATTCTTAACGAACATCTGAAATTGTGTCGCAGTGACGTTATAGGGCTTAGGTGTGTCCCACGTGAAGTCACCTGACGCTGACCTAACCGAGGCCACAACACGAGGGGCGCTCGAGAAACGTCCAGGCGGGAACTGAATAGTGAACACAGCAGGCCCAGCAGAGCTAGCAGTCACCGTACCCGACGCAATAGCAGGGATACGTGGCAAGGTCACCTGAGGAATCACCGTATCCTCACGCCACGAACTGCCAGTCCACAGCATGACCTTGTTTGTGTCCAGCTCGTAGATGCGCTGGCCCTTCTGAAGGAACCACGTTGTGGGCCTGCTATTCGAATAGCACGGGATAGTCCCGCCAACAGCGCACGTGTACTGCCTAGTATCGTAGATAGTAGGGCTGCCAGTAGTCGACACGATCACACGTGCAATCAGCAGTGCGCCTGCTGGCGTAGCAGGTGTGGGGAAACTGGCGGAGGCCACGCCCTTAATCATTTCAAACGCGGCCTTGTACTGGTTAGAGCCGTCCACAGTACCGTCATACACTTTCAGCACCAGAATATCAGTACGCGGGTACGACGTATCCTTAGCGTACAGCGGCAAGCTAACGTCATCGACGTTAGCCACACGGTAGCTACCATTATTCGAGGCCACAGGCGTCACAATAGCCGTACCAGAACTGACCCTAATCTGGCTACCATTAAGGCTAGGAGTCATCCCCGACGTCACGCCTGGCCGACACGCCAGAGGGTGGGTATCGTGGACCATAGTAGAGCCCACATCGAGCCTACGGAATTCCGCGGCATTCACTGAAATATTGCCACCAATAGGTAGCACATTATCAAGAGCCATTATATAGTCACCTGTCTTACAATTACATCAAGATAAGCAGTAGGGGAATACACGTCAGAACGGAATCCGATAGTCAATTCACCCCTGCCTAGCTCAGGCCATTCCCTGATAGTAGGGGCAGCGGCTGACTGGCCTTGACGAAGAGACGTGCGGTTAGTCAAATCAATGTCTAGCCACTCATCAGCCTGTAGAGTAAAGTCCCACCGCAAGCGTCCAGCACCCCCAGGACCAGAAAAGATCACAGACGGTATCTGAACGTAGCCATAAAGCTTAAGGCTAACCCTGTTATGGTAGCCCGAGCTTACCGTAACCGAACCGTAGTTACCTGTCTCCAAGAAAGAGATAGGATACTTGATCGGGAACTTAATACCGCCCGTAAGGTTGGGTAGATACAGCCTATGCTTAGCCGTGTACTGATCATCAATCTGACCATCAGGAGTCTGACCTCCACGCCACCACACAGGGTCAGGAGCTATCAGAGTAGCACCCCACTCAAACGCTGACCCATTAGCCAGGAACGTTATATCGAGTGCACTGTCCCGGGCCACATACATAGTCTTCGGTCCGCGCGGTGTGTTAACAGTCAGTGGTGAGGTATTAATATCCGCGATACTCAGGAGAGTCTCCAGGGCCTCCTCGGCATCCTCAAGAGACTGCCCTACATAATACCCCTTGATAGCACCGGACTTAGCACCATGGTAGGCCTTAGTACGCCATATACCGTCATAGCCCACACGCTGGCCACTCTGTGCAACGGCAGGGGCTGAGCCGAAGAGCTTACACTCACTAACAACCCAGTCCCCGCCATTAATCACGTGGCCATTCCACGTGACTTCTTTCACATCAATCTCCTCAGCTGCCGAGCAACTTCCTCAGCAGTAGCGTAAGGGTCACTGCTGTATGCATTGACATTGACCCTACTGGTATTACCTCCAGCATTAGCTCCAGCATAAGCAGGTTGAACTCCATTCAGATTAGGCTGGAAATTCGACTGGAAGTCACCCATAACGCTCTTAGCAGAATCAAGCAGATAAGGCTGCTCATTCTTAAGGCTATCAGCGAAGTCTCGAATAATCGCTTTACCAGAATGAGTCACGTAGCCCTTACCCGAGAAAGGCCCCCACTTAGCCGGGGAGAAAGGCCACAGACCACGCAACCAGTCCATGCCCTGCTTAACCCAGCCCACAAGCGAGTTCCACGCTCCTTGGATACCCCGCAAGAAGCCATCCACAAGAGCACCACCAGACCGGACCAGAAGGCTGCCTAGATCACCAAGAGCTCCAGTGATCTTGCCTGGCAGCGAGCGAGCGAATTCAGCAACCTGGCCGCCGAGCTCCTGAGCCTTACGGAGGAATCCGTTCCACGCCTCAGAAGCTTTCTGCGGAAGGCTCGACGCCAGTGACGCTATACCACCAATGATCTTGCCAGGCAGTTGCTTAACCCACTCAATAATCTCGCCACCCTTGCGGACCATGCTCTGGAAGAAACCACCGAACCACTCAGCCGCCTTACCAGCAAGCTGACCAAGACCAGCGAGCCATTCAAGTACCTTGCCGGGAAGCGACATCAGCCACTCACCCACAGACGCCAGCCAGCCTGGGATGTACCCCAGGAATTGGACGAAACCCACAATCAGGCCAGCGAAGATACCTATAGAGAAGCCCACAATCATGAGGGTAACCTCTCCCAGTGCAGCAAGGCCATCCAGGATCATCTGAGGTAGGCCAGCGAAGAACTCAGCAATCTGCTGCCCAGCTCCAGCCAGACCTTCCATAAACCACTGGCCAATACCCGTAGCGAACTCCGTCAGTCCTCTGACGAAGTCTTCCCAGAGGCCCTTAGCGCCTTCCACAGTAGCGTTCCACACACCACCGATGAAGTCAGATACAGCCTGCCAGTTAGCAATCAGTAGTACCAGTCCCGCAGCCAGCGCAGCTATACCAACCACAATCCACGTGATAGGGCTGGCAAGAAGAGCTGCCGTAGACGCCCAGATACCTGCTACCCACGTAACGAAGGCAGGAATCAGGATACCAGCAATAGCTGCACCCAGAGCTCCGAACGCCCACGTGTTCTCTTTCAGCCAGTTACCTATATCCTGGAGAGTGGGAGCCATAGCCGACAAGACATCAGCCAGGGTACTAAACACAGCAGAGCCAAGCGGCTCCAAGGCAAGTTGAGCATTGTTCTGAACTATCTGCCACTTCTCAGCGAAGTCGGATGTCTCACCGGCCACACCAAGAATAGTGTCATCAGTAGCGCCGATGGACTTCATCATGTCCTCAGCGCCAATTTTGCCCTGCTTTAGTGCCTCCACAAACTGAGTAGCACCCTTAGTACCAAACAACTTACTAGCAAGTTTAAGAGCAGCAGCTTCATTACCCGACTGGATAAAGCCACCAATCTCCCCAGTAACTCGCTTGAAGGCTTCCTTGGGCTCCTCACCGGACTTAGCCAGAGTAGTGAGACCCTTAGTCATAGAGGTCATAATCTGGCTTGAATTAAGCCCCGCCTTATCGAAGGCACCGATCATTGCTGCTGTGTCTTGGAACCCGAATCCAAGAGCCTTCATTGTAGGCGCGGCCTGAGCGGTTTTCTGGGCCAGATCATTGAAACCTAAGCCAGTAGCCTGGCTGACCCGGAACAGATCATCCATAGCTCCAGGAATCTGCTTAGCCTCAAGGCCAAAAGCACTAAACGCTGCTGTGGTCTTGCTGATATCGACATCCTGACCCAGCAACCGGCCAGCCTCAAGAACCTGCTTAGCCACAGTCTCGAGGTCCTCGCCAGTCAGACCTAGCCTGGTATTCAGATCAGCAACAACTGGGGCAATCTTGGAGAACTCAGCTGGTGTGGTAGAGCCCACGCGCTTGGCGACATCGACTAGTCCATCGAGAGCCTCGCCTGTGGCGCCTGTACCTGTACGGATAGTATCAGTAACTTCATCGAAAGTCTCGCCAACTTTGTAGAGGGCAGCGCCAATACCCGCGGCCACACCTGCACCGAGGGCTGCAAGGGAGCTACCTTTCAGCCCCTCGGCTAGCCTAGTAGATAACCTAGCTCCACCTTCTTTGCCAGCCTTATCGGACCCCTCGTTTACAGCACCAGTGATTTCTCCAACAATAGCTTCCTTGTTACCCTTCATGGAGGGCACTAGTTGGTAATAACCTGTAGCTAGCTCAACTGAAGCCATTAGGCATCCCACCAATCATTGAATTCACTTAGAGGGATGGGGTCATACCCGAAAGCACGCTCATCATCCCTAATCTCATTTGGCCGTCTAATGGGTTTAGGTGGAGGCTCACTGGACTTTCCAGCACGCTGCCAGTTAGCTCCAGCAAGGACGTCATAGATGTTAGCTAGCATATAGCCGTCTGTGGTCCACACATAGCCTAGATCCTTAGCCAGCGGCCCTCCTGGCTCAGCATGGCTGACTATAGCCTGAAGATCCCGCCAGGTAAGCTCCTCTGTGCCTACCTGACGGGACCTCAAACCTAGCCCAATGAGCTCACGCTCTAGGGCTAGTGGGTGATTATGCCACACCCCCACTAGCCCTATTATTCCCCCATGCTGATTTCAGAGTGCTCTTTCCACGCCTCCATAAGCGCCATAAACATATCGTCGTCGAGCTTATCCGTAATACCCGGCACGTAATGCTCAAGCAGATCTAGCTGGAAGTCAAGCAGATCAGAAGTCTGCTTCTGGGTTGGTTTCTTACCCCGCTCCTGCTGAGCCTGAATAGCCCCGGCTAGATCACCCATACGCTTACGTATACCCACAGGCAGCTTCTGAAGAGACGGCAACTCATGAGTAACTTTAGACCCCGGCATACGGAACTTGAAATTGTCCGTAGCCTTGGGGCCGTCAAGCTGAAAGACCTTGCTCACGCTCCGATCACCCCATCATCGGTGGCGATGTACAGCGAGTTACCCTGAGCATCCGGGTAGCAAGTCAGGGTCACAGGCAGCTTAATCGCGTCACTAGCAGCGAACGTGATGTCGTCAGCCTCAGTGATCTGGCCATCAGGCACCCAGATGATGATCTTAGCGTCGCCATCCTTCATGCGGAAGCACCAGGTCTTGTGGGGCAGCTCATCAGCGCGAAGCTTCATCAACAGGCGAGTACCCTGCGAAGTCGTCTTCGGGGTAACAGTGACATTGTTCTCACCGAAGAAGTTCTTCGCCGAGCCCTCAGAAACCTCAAGGTGAGACCACTTAATAGAACCCGAGAACTCACTCAGGATCTTCTTAACCACAGACTGAGACCAGTCTTTGATGTCGTTAGTTGAACGCTTAACTGACAGGGTCAGGCCAGCGTCACTGACATACCCCGAGTCAGTCAGCTTAAGCGCACCCAGATCAAGATTGTACAGATCAGTAGGCAGCGTAGTCACCAGAGTAGTAGTGGAGAGGATAGCTCCAGTCACTGCCTGATCCGGACGGCCTGCCAGCACATTACGGTTATTTACAGCCATTTAGTTCACTCCTGCTAGAATCATACGGAACGTAAAAGAATATCGAGCGATCCCTGAACCGCCAGATGACTGGCTGCTATCAGGGTCATAATAAGGGTAAGAAACAATATCGACTTTATGACAAGGGTATTTACCCATATGCCCATAATAGGGCCTCTCTTCAACCCAATTAAGGCATTTAGCCGCCAAGTTAAAGGCTTCTGTGCTATCAGTGTTGTCCTTACCCCAGCATGTGACAGTAAGCTGGACCCTCACTCTGCGAGGATCAAGGCGAGTACCAGAGCTAGTCAGCTTGACCACACACTGTCGAGTTCCTAGCTTGTCTGCTTGCTGCCTTACAGGGACTCCCTGTAGGTGCGCCCTCAAGCCCATAATGCAGGCAGCCTCGGCATCAGGGAACTCAGCAACATAATTACCCATGAGTATAACTCCCAAACGCGCTAGTCAACGTCTTGTCGTCAGCCTCAGACTTAGCCCCATAAAAGCTAGCCGGCCTCACCGTAGCCCTAGCTCGAGTCTGACCCACATAGCCCGACCACTCAAAAGCATCGTCACGGCCAGCATTGTCATTAGCCTGATCACATATCTTCTGGGCCATATCGTTTAGAACTGAAGCAACCTCAGATGACTTAAGCATTTCCTGGAATCCCTCATCATGGAATTCAAGTCGCTCAAGCATCAGTCCACCGCCACAAGCTTAATCACCTGGTGACTAAGGCCGAGGTAATCATAAGACCACACACCGGGAACGCCTGACACTCTGTACACAGGTGTGGTCTTGTTGAACCATTCTCCCGGCGTACCTTTGTGGTCCCAGCTGAGGATGACCAGATCTTTAGCCTGTACGGATGCAGTCAGTGGTGCGTACACCGTGTACGTCCACTGACCGTCACCCTGCCTATCACCAGACAGCTCAGCCGCACTAGGCTGCTGAATAGAGCAGCCCTGGATAGTGAATTCCTTAGCAACCTGATCTTGAATCAAATTACCCCGGTCATCGTACTTGTCCTGAAGTCGAGCCACCCAGATATAACCATTAGTTAGAAAGGGAAAGCTCAAGGACGATACACCAACCTAAATCCATCGAGTGCCCGCTTAGCATAAGCGCTCAATCGGATACCCCCACCAGGAACTTCAAACGTACTCGATACTGAGCCAACGGCAGCTTGATTAACACCGACCGGAGAAGTCACAGACGCCACAATAATCGACGCCATAACAACCTCGACCGTGGCGGGCAGCTCACTATAACCATGAGTCAGCGTAGCCTGAATAGCCCCCATAGCAGCAGGCAGTGGATCACTCAGCCTACACATACCAGCTTCAGACCATTCCTGGACCACACGCTCATGACCGAGATACTCGATCGTAGGCTCATCCTGAAGCATCAGTGTGGGCAGCTTAATAAAGTGTCCGCCCTTGTGATCTACCCGCTTAGTCTCAGTGATCAAAGGGTAGATATGCCATTCGCAGAATTCCCTAATAAGTCCGGAAGCCTGCCTAATAAGAATAGGGGTAAGGGGGTCATCCTTTTTGATGACCCCCTTACTTAGGGCTTCCAGAGTATCAGCCCCAATAAGATCCACGATTAGGCCTTGCGCGAAACCTTGCAGAAAGCTTTCGGCTGAGTCACGGTCAGCAGCTCACGGATCTCCATACGGACCACAGTCACGTCAGACACGAACAGATCAGCGTGGGAGTTCGTAGCCTCAATCCTGACACCGCCCTTACGGACCAGCATACCGCCAGCCTTGAACGCACCGACCAGAGCAGTGCCCGCAGCGATACGCGGGGAGATCACAGTGTTCAGGCCCCACAGCGAAGGCACAATCTGAACCTGGCCGTTGCCGTACGCACCAGTGAACGCGCCACCACCGAAGTACTGGCCATTACTGTCCTTAGCCAGACGCTGAGCAGCGTAGTCCTGGGGGTTGATCACGATAGCGTCAGCCGGGAACCCGCTCTCCTGAAGGACGTCCATAGCGCCACCCAGAATCGCCTCACCAAACTCAGCAGTGGTAGCAGTCTTCTCAACCTCACGGACCAGGGTACCGCTCTTGGTCAGGACACCCTGAAGCTGGCCATTCTGGCCGGAGCCATTCAGAATCTGGTTCTCCTCAGCAACAGCGATACGGTACACGCCACGCTGGTTAATGTGCGAGGCCAGCCAGGCGTGATCCTCGAGCATTTCATCAGAGAACGCCAGGATACCGGTGATCTTCTTCAGCGCCTCAATATTGGTCTTCGGGTTAATGAAGTGAATGTTGTTTTTCTTCGCACCCTGGGTAGTCGGGCCAGCGTCACCCTCAACAGCGCTATCCTCGAGCCAGGCCACAGCAGCACTGTCGGTGTTACCCTGAGCAAACAGGTCACCGACATACAGCGGAGGCTGAGCGAAGTGGGCAGCCTTGTCATAATCAGTATCGAAACCGATCAGGGAGTCCCAAGTCAGGTGCCAATCCTCAGCACCCTTAAACTCGGGGCCATTCACCGAGAAGTTGTCACGCCCCTTAACCCGAGCAAGCTCAGGACCGAAGTGCTTAACGAAGTGGGCGCCCAGAGATTTGGCCTCGCGCTCAACTGCCACAGAATTTCCTTTCAGTTCATTAACCGCGCCTTCATTCGACTCGAAGGACTTAATCTTGGCCACAGTGGCCTTGTATTCCTCAACCAGAGACTCGGTGTCTTTACCGACAACACCGGACTCTTCAACGGCCTTCAGGCGCCCTTTAATCTCAGCCGCCTTAACTTTCAGTGCTGCAATACCGCTCACGCAAACAACCCCTTAATCTCAGCGAGGATAGACTTAGCCTGATCATCAGCAGGCTTGTCTGCTGGCTTCTCATCGGCTGGCTTATCAGCCTCAGGCTCCTCCTCATCACCACAGTACTTTTCGAAAGCCTCATCGATATGCTTGACGATGGGCCCCACAATCAGTTTCTCAATGTCTTCCGGAGTCATACCCGATTCTTTCTTAGATGACTTAACTTCATTGATAGCCGCTTCGGGATTAGCCGGAGCGGGGACCACAGACACCTCAAGCAGTGAGACTTTCTTAATATAAGTCACGCCGCCTTTGTGGTCTGCGTCATTAACATAGAAGCCGAAAGACATGCGGTCAATTCGGCCTTCCTTCAAAAGCTTATAAACGATCGGGCCATTACCCGGCCCCTCGGTATCGACCACACACCTCACCAGGAGGCCAGTGTCGTCTTCCTCAGCAGACTCAACATACCCGATGTTGTTCTCGGGGTTAGTAAGGTCATGCCCATAGAAGACAGGGATCTTCCTGCCTTCCCATTCTTTCAGGGTATCGGAGAAAGCGCCTTTCTCCATGACCTCACCGTAAGAATCCACATTGCCGAATACCGAGGCGTACCCTACGAAATAGCCTGACCCAGATTCCTCAGACTCTTCTGCTTTAACCTTAAACGACTTAGTCTTAATCGCTACTCCCAATCTATGCTAGTCGTGCAATTACAGTGAGCAACCTCAGCAGGGTCATCATCATCGCCAGGGTACTTCATGCCGTTAGAGAACTCTTCGTCCAGGCCCACACGCTCACCGTCCATAGCAGCATGTGAGTCCCTAGCATTAGGTCCCGTATGCCATGTCTTGGTAGCAGCGCCTGACTGCCTGCCAGCCTCCTGTGTGGCCCAGCCCATAGCCCAAGTAACCATTGACCCCGCCATACCTAGGGCAGCTTCTTTCAGCCAGTGTTCTACAGGCTCCACAGTGTCCGGAGGATCATCCCCCTCCATAGCCTCTTCCCACTCAGCCTGCTCATCCTCTAGGTCCTCTAGGCTATCAACGATACCCTGAGAGATACGCTTAGCTCGCTTCTTCAGGTATGACTTAGTAGATCCCTTGTCATAGTCCTCGTCACGCCCCTCGAGTAGCTTGGTGCCTACCTCACTGGTCAGCCCTAGATCAAGGTCAAGCAGGTCTTCAGCAAGACTCTCATCAGCTGAAGATTTAACCTTCAACCGCCCTGACTTATACAACCTCTTACGGGCATGAGCCTCAAGCACCGTCGTGTACCTCTTAACCCACGACCGACGGTCAACACGCAGCCCTCGTGACTTAACCCTTACCTCACCTGAGTTCTGGCTATACCCTCCAGGGTCCACACTCACATTCAGTGGCGTGATCAGATCATCGCCACCATCGATAGCAGGAAGATTCAACCTAGCCCGAGCTTCATTACGGGTCATGTAAGCCGAACCCACAGCTGACTGGAACCACTGAGCTTGCTGTTCGAAATCAGCCTGGAGTTTCTCAGCTACATTGAATTCAATGTAGCTACCTTTAGCCCCACCCATAATGGGAATAAGGAATGCGTTAAGAGTAGACTCTATTTCCGCAATAAGCGGACCCAGAGTATCCCCATAAAGCATTTTACGGAATTCCCTGACATTGCTGTAATTAGCATTATCAAGAATACCAACCATTGTGGGGTTAACATGGAACGCATTAGCTACTGTGCTATAAGCAAGCTTAACGCCCTCAATGTACTGCTGATCAGTAGCACTGAAGTCCACACGGTTAAGAGTCATCCCATCTTCAAGAATGGGCGTGCCACCAGCGCGCTTACCCGACCCAGTATATTTCTCGTACCAGTCCTCACGGAAATTCTCTCGTTGAGAGTCAGTCCAGCGGGGTGCGTCAACAGGTCGCTGAAGCACAGCAGACACTTTACCCCCGCGAGCCCACAACTGCTGACGGTATTTGCTAGCCTGAATCTGCTCAGCCAGTACTTCCTTCAAACTGACAATCGTAGCGCTGCACCCGCCAGGATCAGTCGGATGATACCCACCGAAATAGACCACACGTGAACTATCCAAGGTTAGCTTCTTATCTGACTCGAAGCTAACCTCATGTGTGACCTTACCGAAATTATCAGACTTAGTCTGAACCCAGCTAGGAGGCAGGCGGTAGACTTCCCAGTTACCGTTCTGGTTCACTACTGGCCACCAGTAGGCCCTATCATAAAGGGCCTTATCCACAACGAGAGCGTAGATCAGCTGATACAGAGTCATGCTCTCATTAGCTTTGGCGCCAGAGAGAAACCCGCCAACAGGGGACGAGGTATCCCTCAGCCTGCCTCCATCGCTTTGTTTAATGTAGGAATGTACGCCCAGGTGAGCGATATTCCTGGCAAGGAACGTAACCACAGTGCGCAGGTGTGGTTGAGTCTTGAATAGCTTAGCAGCTGGAACACCAGAAAGGTCGATCAGTTCAGTAGGCCCGACCTTATACTGCCGAGGCTCATACGTGGTAATGCCCTGAAGCCGGTTAAAAATACCAGACCAGAAACCCACTATTACACCTCCAATTCAATCCTGTAAACAGTATAACACATTTCAAACAGATTCCAGGCCCGACACGCCGTAAGCCGAGACTTTTGTTTTGTGGAATTGCCATACATTCATTGCTGTGACTAGTGCAGCAACGCCGTCGATCTTATCCCGCTTCTTCTGCTTAGCAGGTTTAATGTTACCAGCAGGGTCCATAGCAGGACGAATATTATCTATCTGCCACGCCATCAGAGGGTTACCGTCATGCTTAATAGCACCCCCCTGCATAACCAGTCTCTGAATCTCTTTCATAGGGCCTGACATAGAGACAAACCCCTGACGGACTTTCTCAAGTCTGTACCCATCAGCTTGAAGGTCATTAGATACCTGAGTAGCATTCCATGGATCGAACCCTATGCACTGAACATCGTAATGCTTAGCGTCCTCATCAATCTGAGCTTTAACAAAATCATAATCAGTGACATTACCTGGAGTCAACTTAATTAGCCCTCTATTAGCCCACACAGACGCATTCCTGTATGTGGCCCTGTCCAGTTCAGCTAGCGCAGCCTCAGGCAAGAAGAAGCGAGGCAGAATCTGGTATGTACCGTCCTCTGCTGGGAACAACCACACCAGCGCTGTGAGGTCAGATACTGCTGCAAGGTCCAGGCCGCCATAGCACTGCCTGCCCTCAATGTCCAGCTGAGCCACAGCCCCCTTCATCCAGTCAGACCTGCTGATCCACGACTCATCCAGCCTGCCCCTGATGCCTAGATGCAGCCTAAGGAAGCTGGCCTTAGCTACAGGGTCAGTCTTAGCCTTGTCAGCAGCAGATTGCATGAATGCTCTTGACGGAGTTACGGGGTACAGCGGGTTAGCCTTAGCCCACGTCTCTTCTGACCAGGGGTCATCTTCAGGGTCAGCAGACCACACCACACAGAACGACCTAGGGGCTTCTACAGCCCCCTTACATATGTTGTCCACCAGCTCCCTGCGCTGGTCGTACGGCGTGCCCACACTGCCGTCATCAGCTGTGGTGATCACCATCGTCAGGGGCTGCTCACGAGCACCAGTACCTGTCTCCATAGCCTCCAGCAGGGACAGAGACTTATGCACGTGAAGCTCATCACAGATAGCCCCGTGGAGGTTGGCACCGTGCGCCAGGTCACCCTTGCTAGAGACAACCTTGATTACAGAGCTTGTCCTATCCTGCTTGATCGAGTTATGCAGTGATCTGATGCCGGCCTGCTTCAATAGTGGGCTATTGTCGACAAGTTGCTTAAGCGGTGTGAAACATGCCCCTGCTTGATCTCTAGACGCTGCACCAATAATAACCTCAGCGCCTCCCTCATGATCACCGAAAGCGAGGACCATAGCTAGTGCTGATGCCAGAGTTGACTTAGCTCCTTTACGGGGCATCTCAATGTATGCGTCCCTGTATAGCCTTAGCCACCTATCAAGGGAATCATCATACACCTGCCAGCCAAACAGGGGGGCCACAATGTAGGCTATCTGGACATTAGTTAGCTTAAGGGGCTTACCCGCCCAACGGCCTTTAGTATGTCTTAAAGCAGAAATAACCCGAAGAGCATGATCTACGCTCTTCGGGTTAAATCGCACTTGCATACCGTGGACCACACCTCCAGGATCAGGGCACTTGAGGTGTGGCCCTCTTTCAGGTATGTCTAGCTTCCTACTGACTAAATAATCTTTAATTTCACTAGGAATTACATTATTCATTGTATTCTATTCACATAAGGAATGGGTTATCAGTGTCTTTATTCTTACCCGAATTCCTTGCTTTAGGCGTCCATCCAGCCTCTTTCATATAAGCGAGGAATGCCTGAGATTGTGACCGGAAAATAACCTCAGCAGGGTGCTTTTGCATGCGGTGATTAGGGTTATCAGTAACCAACACAGAATCAGCTGAAATAACCTCATTCGAGGCTTTTCGTGCAATAGCGTAATGCCTACACATAGCCTCAATAAACAGGCCGTCCATCTCATCAAGGTTATCGAGGAC